TAACCATATTTGCGATAGGGCCTACTAAAAAATTCATCATTTTTTCTTTACTCCCTTAATTTTACCTTTGTTTATGCTTGCGTAGAACACTTTTGCACCTTCTTTCTTGCCATATGTCTTTGCCATGGCTTTTTTTATCTTTTTACCCTTCTTGTTTAGTGGCATTTGTCCTCTGTTGAGCTATTCTAGCTCTTAATTCTGCTAAATCGTAGTCTTTTTGCAGTTTCATAGCGTCTAAATCTTGTTTGTACTCAAATTGTTGCTCTTTTAAGCCCTGTTGTTCACCCTGAACTTGTGCTTTTAGCTCTTGATCCTGCTGTCTTAATGCTAATTCTTGTTGTTTTAACAATACAAGCGGATCCATATTAGAATCTTGCATGGCCTCTGCCTCTTCTTGAACCATAGACTCTGTAATTTTAAGAATTTGTTCTGCTATTAAGGCTTGTCGTTTTGCTTGTAACTCCATAATTTGCTCTGGTGGTATATTTTCACCAAATTCTTTTCGTAATTTTTCTGCTTCTTCAACTAATGCTTTTTCAACAACCTGTGTTGCTAACATTGATACGTGTTGATTGATGTGTGATACTAAATTTACGACAGCCATAGGATTACTTTTTACTAATGCTGAAGATAAAAATGTTCTGTGTGTGCTTATGTGAAGATCATGTTGTTGTTCCATGAACGCTTGTAAAGGTTGACCCATTAAAACTACACTATGTTCTTGAGCAGCATCTTTAGGTTGTGGTCCTTGTGGTATTGGTAAGATTTGTTCAATATCTTTTACACCTAATGCTATATACATTCTTCTATAAGCTTCATAAAGATTGTGTATTTGCGGATTACTTTGTGCAAGTTGTAATTGATTTTGTGCTAAGGTCACACGTTGTGACATTGAAAAAATATTTGGATCTGAAACAGGTAAGATATCTATGTTATCATCAAAGTCGATAATCTTAATTTGTCTTGGACCACCCGCTACGTTGTAAGGATATACCGGAGGTAAAACTAATTTAAATATTCTAGCTAATAATTGAAACTCTTTCTTCTGTGCGTAATGTAATCTTTTATGGACGGCCGACATAACTTTCGTGCCACGTTCCATAAGTGCCATAGTTGTTCCAACAGGTGTTTGCGAACTACCTATTTCTGATAACTGCATATCAGCAACTGCAGCAAACTGTTTACCAGCATCCACACAAAAACCTAAAAGTTGCATCAAGACTGCATCAGGACCTTTGTATGGTAAAGGCATCAACGCTTCACGTATTATACCGTTTGGTGCATCAACGTCTCTAAACTCACCAGGTTGTAATGGTTGATCATCATCACGAATCCTAAGTCCTCGTGATTTGAAACCTGCAGGTAAATTAGATAGTGTACCCGCATCTAACAATTGACGTAAAGCAGAAGTGGCAGTTCTTGTCAAACCACCAATCATGTGTATTAAACCAAAGCCATAAAAACCTAGCCCAGGTAAAAACTTGTAATGAACAAAGTAATCATTCTTTTTTCTTAAAGGGTCACCCTCATTGTAATTACGATAAATAGATAACACACCTTGACTGCCTCTATCTATTGTAACTATGTAAGGTAATTTTATTCCGCTAGGCTCTCCTGTTTTTATATTAATATCTTCATAGCCCTCTAAATCTAAATCTACATGCAATTCATATAATTCGACCATATCATCAACTGCGTATGTGCCAGGAGACTCACCATCAATCTCGTCCTTCTTCTCTTGTAAATCAGAATAATTTACTGCATCGTAACCCTCACCATTGATGTCCATATAAAAACCAGAAACTTGTTTTTTGCGCAAATCATTTTTTGTCATTTTAACAACTTGTGTAATTCTCTCACAATCGTCTAAATCAGAGCAACCATAAGGGACAATGACATCTTCTGCTGGTATAAATTTAGATGTCGCTCTACCTGCTACTTCGTCAAAATATATTTTTTTAAATGCACTACCTGATAAAGGTAATTGAAATAACAATTGATCCATCTCTGGATTGTAGTCTTCCATGACATGAGTAATTTCATAGTTCATGTAATCTTTCACACGCTCTGCTGATTGTTGTAATTCTGGACTATTAGCACCTACAACTTGTGTTCTGACGGGGCCATCACTTGGAAGTAACTCTACATACGCCATGGCTTGAAACTGCGTAACAGCTTGTGCTAACATGGGGTGATTAACAGAAGAAGCGCCTCTAAATGGTCTTGTTCTTTCTTCGTATTTAAATCCTAAAAGATCTAAACCTTTTGTGTAAGATTGTTCCCAATCTTCTCTTGTGCTTTTGTCGTTATCAACTTTTTCTACTAACTCATTTGCAAGTGCCTGCATATAAGAGGGATCTAAAAATTCTGCTAAGTTAGATCCAAAACTTGCAGGTCTTTGTTCTTCTTGTTCTCCTACGACTGCAGATCCATCATCTACTATCTCTACATTAGGTTCTATTTCAGATTGATCTAATTGCACTGTTGTGCCAGTGTCTTCTGCTTTTAAATCTTCATCACCACCTGGACCCACTGCTTTTGCGTCTCGTGCTAGATAGGGGGTTGGTGCGCTACTATCGAATTTATCTACCATTAATAATCACCATAAATATCTGTAATTGAAACTAACCTATCATCTGGCATAATTCCACCTTTCTTTTTCTTAAACAAGTACATTGGTTTATCTTTGTTACTATCAGGTAAAACTAATACATTCATTTTTACCAATTGTGGGTTGTACTCCTCAATTACAATCGTAGCATTTTCTGCTCTATCTGCATCACCCAGAGGCACAAGGTCAAACTTTTGATCTACTACATCACCCTGTTTTACATTTACAAAATATTCCATGGTTTGACCGGGTGCTATTTCTCTTCTAAACACAACCTCATTTGGTCCATAATCTTTTGCAACTCTTAATATCTCCTCATTTAAAAAAGCATTGAGTCCCTCTGGTGGTTTAGATGGTCCTAAGTCCTCTCTTCTAATCGTAACACTGGGATCAATATCAGTTTCTTTTAAAACTTGAAAGTTGCCATCCACATCTTTATTTAAAAATCTAAGTCCCAATGATCCTTTTGTGCTATCTACAACAAATTCCTCTTGAACACTGCCACCATATTTTTTTGCTATATTTTTAAGTTGTTGAACTCCAACTTTGTCATACAAATTTCTAAACTTCTTTTTTGCATCTTCACTTTCTTTGCTCCATCTAGCATTAGCACCCACATCTGCAGGCATAATTGCAATTTTATTGATACCTCTGTTTTCAGCATCTTTAATTACTGCTTTAAGAATTGCGTCAACATAATCTGCTTGATTATTTAATGGTGTGGGTGGAAATGTCTTTACATTCTTCATGCTGGAATAACCATCTCCGCTTATATATCTTTCTAACTCACCACGATCACTAACATCAGGCACTTTTACATCTTTTGCTAACATCTCATATTCATTAGCTCTATTTAAATCTAAAAGTTGATTTAATACTTGCTTTTGCTGTTCTTCTAAGTTGCTAATCTGCATTAGAAATTCTGGATTCTCTCTCCTAACACCTTGCATAGATAAATTATTTATTTGTTTTTGTAAGTCTTGTAGCTGTTTATTAAACTCAGGTATTTTGTCTGCCGCTGCAACATTAGGATAAGGTTTGATTAGTTTACTTTCTTGTAATCTTAAAAGTGCAGGTAACTTACTATTAACCTCTGCTAAAGACTCATTGGCTCTTTGAATATCGTAAGGACTCTCTGCTCTTTCTAATCTTTGCTCTGCTTTTGTTTTTTGTAAATTTAATTTTTCTATTTCTGCATTTAAAAGCTCTTGTTCTTTTCTAACTTGCGTTAGATAATCAGTTTGCATTTCTTGTATAACAGCAACATTATCACCTGCGGAATTTTTGTATGTGCCTACTCTTCCAAAAGCTAAAACATTCTTTTCTTGAAAGTGTGAACTGTTTACAAACTCATCACCTGTTTGTTGCCCTGGTAATGTGCCTGCCTCTATAATTACTTCTCTATAATCTTCACCAGCTTTGTCCATTCTAGCTGATCCTACATTTTTATGCCTTGGACTACCCATATAACTGTCATAAGCAGAATCACCTGTTTCAGAGCCTTTAATTTTAATTTTTAAATTTGATATTGGATTGTTCTCCAAAAATTCTACAAGTTTATCTTTTGATACTTTTTGATTTGGAAAATACTTCTCGAAGTCTGCTAGATATTGAAATAAACCTGAGTCTAATAGTTCTGATTTAGGTGCTGGGGCTCCACCTTGCAACTCATTAATCCAATCTTGTGGTCTTGCAGATTGTATATTTAGATTGTTAATTTTTTCTAAAGTAAAAGATTGTAAAGGGAAGTCACTTTTTGCTACAGGTGAAACTGCAGACATTTCTCCTGTTAAGGGTTTACCAACTTTTTTTGGAGTGAACACACCAAACGCCTCGCCAAGACCTTTAAATATTTTTGGTAAGTTTAATGCTTGTAAATTACCTGACTGCACTGCTTGTTGAAAGGCACTGTCACCATCAATAGCAGGGTCAGGTGTAAAGTCTTGCCTGTTCATATTCTCTGTAAAGTTTTGACCACCTATGGCCATTTGCACACCGCCCCTGACCATGGAGATACCACCCTTATTAAATCTAGTGTCTCTTTCAATGTTCACACGAGATGTATCTATAAAACCTCGTTTAAAGTAAGGAGTCTCTTCAAAGCCTTCAATAAAAAGATCTTTACGTTG